TCAAAACAGACCGGCAGGTTCGGCCTGAATGTCCCAACTGAAGATCAACACCTCCTTTGCATCACTCCCTTTGCCACCACCAACGGTGTATTTGATGTCAGTGGTTTCTATGTGGAAACCAGCGAATACCCTACGGATGTCAGGGTGGTCATTCAGGCTAACGATAGCCTTGCCCTTAATTTCTCTTAAAACTGTGGCCATCGCTTCGTACTGCTCCAGCCCAAACGGAACGCCGTAGCCTTCGGTCTGCCAGTACGGCGGGTCACAGTAAAACAGTGTGTGTTCACGGTCGTACTTCTTCATCACCTCTTGCCACCCCAAGTGCTCTATATAGGTGCTGCTCAGACGCAGGTGCGCGGCGGATAACGCTTCCTCCAGGCGAAGCAGGTTCAGTCCAGGTGGTGTCGTAGTCGCAGTACCGTAGGTCTGACCGTCGACACGGCCACCGAACGCGGACTGCTGCAGGTAATAGAACCTGGCTGCCCGCTGGATATCGGTAAGGGTCTCCGGCCTCGTCATCTGCAACCACTTAAACACCTGGCGGCTCGACAAAGCCCATTTGAATTGCCTGACAAACTCTTCCAAGTGGTTTTGCACCACCCGGTAGAGGTTGATCAAGTCACCGTTGACATCATTAAGCACCTCGACCTCTGCCGGTACCGGTCTTAAAAAGAACAGCGCGGCGCCTCCGGCGAAAGGCTCCACATAACAACTGTGAGCCGGAAACAGCGCGAAGATACGGTCGGCGAGGCGGCGTTTGCCACCTATCCAGGGGATGATCGGTTGCGCGGACATATTGCCTCCTGAAGGCTTGGGGCGCTCGCTGGCGATGTCAGGAGGCTCTCGGCCTTCAAATGGTTAAGCGTCCGGCAACGCGGGCACTTGATCTGTAATTCCGTAAAACCACATACGGCGGCTAGCTTTCGGCCACAGTGGCCACAACGTACCTCTTGCATCATCTGCAAACCTTTTGCACTTCTGGTAGGCTTCCCAACGCTCACGTGAGCGGGAGGGCCTTGGCTGGCTTGCAGGCTATCTCTGCTGGTTGGCGGTCAGCTTAGATGCGTCTACATCTGAGCTGACAGCCCTCTTTTATTGCTGATTGCGATTGACGGGAGAAGTTGGCCAATCAATAGCTTTCGGAAAATCAGGCTGTCGCTGAATTCTGTTCAAGGCTACGCGGTAACGCTTCCATGCCTCGATTTCCAACTCATCTTCGGGTGACGCGTCGCCCAGGTCCACTGCATCTTGCAGCGGCGCCATACGCGTAGTTGCAGCCGCCAACAATCGGTCGCGCTCAGCCAGGGCTTGACTAGACAGTGCCTTAGCCTCTGCTTCTTTATCTAACTGCCAGCGATCTTCTTGCCATACGTAAAACGGGCCGGGACAGACTTCTGCTGTCAGATAATCGGGGAGCGGGCCAAGCTCTTGCCATTCGTGAGCCTTCCCATCGACTGTGCTATAGACAATGCCTCGACAGTCTTGAACTAACGACCAGGTCTGATCGCTGTCGGGAGTATTGATCACCGCAAAGCCTACTTTGCTTGGCGGCGGAGCATCTACAAAGGCTCTGGCTGGAATGAGCCAGTTATCCGGATCAAGTGGGTTCGGGTCAGCAAATGCTTCACCCATGTACTCCCCCGTAACCGGATGGGCTAGGTAGATCCGCGGAGGATTAGAATTTGTCATGGTTCACCTCAGTACTTGATACACATCAGTCGCGCAACGTTTCGAGGGCGTGTCTCGGCCCCACCAGTCTTACCTGTGGAGCCCGAACTCACGTTACCGTCAACTTTAAAGTCTGCTGTTGTATTCACTCCAGCGGCTCCTAAGGCTCCAGTCCCGTCGCTGCTGAGCGTGTGATCGTGGGCCTCGAGCATTGGGGCCTGATACGTTCCAAGACTACGACCAACATCAACACCGCGACCGTCATCAAGCCCCCGGAAGAACTCTGCGCGACTTTCGGGCAGGTTGAACGTGGTACTTCCGTCTCCCGCACCGTAAGTGGTACCAATTACTGCAAAGAGATTGGCGTAGACGGTTCTGGAAACTGCCGCACCATTTTCTTTCAGGAATCCGGCAGGCGGACGGGGGCCCGCGAAAGCGATTGAAGTGCCGATCGGCATAAGAGCATTTGGATCTAAGTTTCCGTCGTGCCATAGGGTCCGTTTCGGCGTCCACTTGCCCGAGTTCGTCACGCCGCGCACACAAATAATCACGTCATCGCGACCTTGACCTATAGCAATCTGGCCGGCATACGACTTTTCGGAATAGGGGAGATTCAAGATCGATGAGTACTGCAAAAAAGCAGTTGGCGATCCATCCATCGCGTAAAAGCCGCCGGGCAAACCAATTGTCTCGATGGGCGCTACATCAGTGGACGTGCCACCGATACCAAAGCGGCCAATTTTGACCCCATCCAGTATCCCGTAATCTGCGAGGCTCACGCCTTTGTTAGCCTTGCCAGCTAAGGCGTTTGTCACTGTGGAAGCGAAGTTCGGATCGTTACCTAGCGCGGCGGCCAACTCGTTTAATGTGTCCAGCGCTTGGGGTGAGGAACCTACCAGTGCAGAAATAGCTGTGCGAACGAACGCAGTGTTCGCGACGCGCCTAGAATTGTCTCCAGCGGCCACGTTCGGCACTTCTGGCGCACCAGTAAATACAGGACTCGCAAGTGATGCCTTGGTTGAGGGGTCGAAGCTACCTGTATGCCAAAGTTTCCGGGTGGGCGTCCACTCTCCGGAATTGCTCACGCTCCTGATATAAACTACCGGCTCTGCTCCACCTATCTCAAAGCCTAACTGCCCAGCGAAACCCTCCTCGCCATAAGGGATGTTGATCAACCCTACGTAGTTGGCAAAAGTGGTGTATCCGTCCTTGAATGAGTAAAAGCCACCAAGCAAATTTTTGGAATCAATAGGCCCTTGTGGAGATACTTTCCCGCCGAACCCGTAATCACCAATAGCGATAGCGTTGATGATCCCGTGACCCTCTAAGGTCCGGGGATTTTCACCTCCGGTGGCCAAGCCCTTCGCGTTTAATGTGACTTTTGTGTAGCTTCCCGCCACTACACCTGAGTCAGCGAGCGTTAACGTTATCTCCGTGTCCGCGCTACCGTCGAAGCTAACGCTGCCACTGACCGCCCCCTTGAACTTCAACAAGCGAGCTGTTGCCAGCTGAGCAGCCAAGCCAACGGCGGTTTTACCGTTAACAATTTTTGCGATAGCAGCTTTCAGCCACGCAGTTCGATTACCCAGCTGCTCAGCTTGTTTGTTTGCTATGCCACCAGGGCCACCTAATACCCTATCTGACGTTTCAATTTGGTAAGTCCCCTCTGCGTAGTCTTCTGTTTCAGGCAAGGTGGCCATCAAATACTGCTCCCATGGTTGTACAGCCCGTCATAGCGAGCGGAGCCGTTGTAGCGGATTGCCACCGCTTGATACTCAAGCGAGGCAAGACGACACCGTTTAGGTGCGATGGTGGACAACATGCGGCGGATCAGATCCGCCTGGTCGTTGGTAATGGGCTCGGCGAAGATCACGCGATACGCTGCCCAGGCGCGAGGCGCGCCGTATACGTAAAGCCCGTTGAAATTGATGCTGCCGTCATAGGTCCGACCGCCGAGGCCCTCCTGCAGCTGGACCTCACCAAAGCCCAGCAGCCGAATGATTTCCCGGATAGCCCAGGGCGTGCCCTTGTATCGGTGCAGCTCTACTGAGTTTTTGAGTAAATTTCTGCGGGCGTCTTCGGACTCGGCCAGCAGCCAGGCGGCTTCATCGAGCAGGCTGAACTGATCGGCCAACACCGGCAGCAGAGGCGCTTTCACCAGGTCGAGGAGGTAGACCAGCATCGGTGTCAGATCAATGCCTGCATGGCGTTCGTCGAGCAACTTACACAGACGCGCAAAGCGTTCATCACCAGCCAGCGCGGGCGGTAAGATTGAGTCAACCATCGGCGACACCTGCGTACAAAATATCAATGTCGGAGCAATCAGCCCAGCCATGACGCCCTAGTGCCAGTGGTACAGAGGGTAGCTCCAAGACTGATCGATACACACCTGAGACCTGCAACCGGGCGTTGAGCTGCTCGGGCACGATATCGAGACCGAGCTTGGCGCGCAGTTCCTGGGCATAGATCTCGGCGGCCTTGCGTACTGCGGCCAGAGTCGGATCTCTTTCGGCCCAGGCGTACAACGTGATGTGCGACTTGATACGCCAGTCAACATGTTCCGGCATTTGCGCACGCACGGTGTCACACAGTGGGCGCAGTTTCTCGCCGGTCAGGTAATGTTCTATCTGCTCCAAAAGGTTCGCCGTAGGCATACCTGTTTCAGTGAGCGGATGAATAGCCACCTCGCCATCTGGCAAACCGTCCTCGGGACCGCGCACGGCCACATCAATGATGGACTGGTGAACCGATAGCGCGTGATACCTATATGCGCCTTCACTGCCCGCTGTTGTGTAGGCCTCAGGAGCGAGAATGATGCGTTCTGAGTAGTGAGCGTCTGTCTCATCTTCGGCACCGTCGACCGGTACGCTGATGTTGCCGGCAGTCAATCCAGCGAACGGCTGGCCGACCAATGTGCTGATCTTGCCGATAGCCCAGCCGTTTCCGATAACTCCAGGTGTTTCGCAGACGGCCCGTACCTGCGCCGTTAGTGCCCCGGCCTTAAGCACAGTCTCTTGGCGGGTCAGAAACGCCACGGCGCCATTTTGAGACGTGACACGGGTACTTGCGGGGATCAAACGGTCCTGCGCCTGCCCGTCGACGACATTGAACTGGACGGTGCAAACCGCACCAACGGCTAGCAAGCGTGGCGTACCAACCAGCTCGCCCAGGTAGTCAAGGATCGGGCCGCTGCTGTATCGCACGAGAAGCTTCTCACCAGCGTTCTGGATCGCAGCCTTGATCCGTGTTTCTGAATAAGCCAACTGGTTGAGGAATAAGCGCTCGATCTGCGCGGGGTACAACGACTTGCCGGACTCTTTTTCGTAGCTGGCAATAATTTCGGCCTCAGTGGCCGCAGGATCGATTTTGACGAATTCTGGCTTAGGCAGCTCGCGCATACGGCACCTCGGTCAGTTGAGGGACACCATCGGCGACTCGCCATTGCACGCGTAGCGTGACATGTTCGGCGTCGATACTGACCTGCACCTGGACAACCGAGACTCGGGTTTCCCAACGGCGAATGGCGTCGACCGTTTCACGCACCAGGTGCGGCGTGACACGATTGGTGGGCCAGTCGATATATAGATGTAGGTCGCTGCCGAACTCTGGCCGATGGGCATCACTGCCCTTGGGCGTGGTTAGGATGATGCGAATGGCCTGGTCAATGTCACGCAGCCCCTCGACCACCTCGCCGGATGTACCGAGGGCGGGCTGCCAGTGGGCGGCGGTAATGCTGATGTAGGGAGTGGGCGTTGTCATGCGCCCATCATGCGAAAGCCGGACGCTGCTGGCTTTTAATCGAGTTTAAAGAAACTCTGCCGACTCAGAGGCCAACGCTGCAGGATGGCAGCGTTATCAATGGGTGTGGTGGTTTGAGTTACCGCCACCATCCATGAGGGTTCCAACGGCGGCGACGTTGCCGCCCACATTCAGGTTGCCCTTGACCTTCAAGTTGCCATTCATAGAGACCTCTGGGATATCCAACGTCGCCGAAGGCGCCTTTACCATCACAGGCTCCCCGGACTCCACTGTCAGGTTCCCCGCACACTTGAGCGTGGTGCCCCCCACGCAGTCCAGTGCCATCTCACTGACTTTACGGTTGTACGTGATGGATGTGCCGTCGCTAAAGCGCACATAGTCAGTGTCTTCATCTATTACGGGAGGTGGCTCTGCCGTTGAGTAGATGCCACCCAGGCACACTCCGCCTACGCCATCGGCATCGAGCAGCACGGCCACCTGTTCACCCAACTCAGGCATCAGGGGGCGGCGCTTCGTGCCCTGCGTGTTGCGCTGGGGTACGTTGAGCCAGTAGCTCTCTACGCCGTCACGGTCATCCAGGCGCACTCGCACGCGACAGGATAGGTAATCCACGGCACTGATCTCGCCATACTCCAGTTCAACGCCCATCTGGTACGTACTCCATCATCACACGACCACTTCCTGCTTAATGCCATAGGTCGATAACGCCAAGTCGGGCTTTGTGCTGGCCTGGGTGAGGTTGATCGAGGGCGCCGAGATGCGGCATACCTCTTTGTCTACGGTGTAGCCGGTACGTGTTACCCGGTGGTGCGAGGCGGTGATCAAGTAATTGCCGCCAAGTTTGCCTGCCGCGATCAAGGCGACCACATTGCCGCTCACCAGATCTGGCCGCCCAATGCTGCTCCAGCTGCCAGTGGTGCGTTCGCGATTAGCTTTCGCTAAGTCCGCCTTGGCTTTGGCCTTGGCGACTTCGGCAGAGGCACTGCGCTTGCGCTGCTTTTTTGTGTCAGCGCTGGTGGTGGTTTTGCTGGAGCTGCTGGGTACTGCAACGGTTTCGCCATTGACCATGGTGTAGGCGATCAACTGCTTCTTGGCTGGGTCTTTGTGCTTCACCTCGACAGCCTTGGGCACCACGGTGATCTGATCGCGCAGTCGTACGTTGCTCAGGTCATTCAGCACAAGACTGGCCACGGGCACGCCTTTGGACAATTCGCTGATGGCATGAAAAACCATGCGCCTGCCTGTCACCTTGAAGGCGTAGTCGTATTCACCGGCCAGGTTGCGCAGGAAGGCCAGATCTGACTCCTGCTGGGTCAGACGGTCGAGCATGATCGGCTCGATGCGTCCGATCAACTCCAAGCCCTGGCGGGTGGCAATCTGTTTGGCGACCGCATCCAGGGTCGTGTTCTCGTACGCCTTATGTTCAGTGGTGCGTAATGCCGTCTGAATCCCTGCGCCGAGTGCGCGGATGCTGATGGTCGAGGGTGGGCAGTTCAGCTCCACTTCATCTATTTCAAAGCTGCCCACGGCCCGTAATGGCCTGCCTTCCCAGCCGATGGACAACTTCAGGGTGTCGCCGTGACCTGGGTACCAAGCATCCTTCCACTTGCCCTCGGTGTCCTCCAGCTCGATCTCCAGGCTGTCAGCTTCCCCTGTCAGGAAGTCCGAGTAGCTCAACGACAACAAGTGCTTGCTGATGTCGCGGGTGATGTTGCGTTGCTGGTAGGTCAGCACAAAACGAGCCTCCGGTACCTGGTCGGGAATCAACGCATCCATGGTGGGAGATCCTCCGTCGAGGTCACGGGCTCCATCATGGGGATGGCCAGCGTCAATCCGGCTGGAAGTGCGGCGGTGATGGGCACGTGGGCGTTGGCTTCCACGATGGGCAAATAGCGATGGGCATCGCCGTAATAGCGCCAGGCGAGCTGATCCCAGCGCTCTCCCTCGGTTGTGACGTGGGTGATGAACATCAGGCCCTCCGGGTCAAAACTTGGGCGGCAAGCCCAGCAAGGCGAGTACCTGCGCTGCTCAGGGTGGATGCGGCTTGGCCGAGGGACTCGCGAGAGCTGGCGAAGCGGTCGACGATATTGCCTATGTCCACTGGGTCAAGGCTGGATCGGGAACCCATCACGCTCCCCATTACGTTGTCACTCAAGCGTGACAGATCGGCGCCGTCATCTAGCAGTCCTGCAGCATCTTTAAAGCCCTGCAGGGGCTCGATGGCGCGAGCGGTAATGCTTAATAGCTGTGGCACTTGACCCAGGATCATGGACGGACTGCCACTTTTGACGGAGTCATACAGATTCTTGCCAGCCCGCAACACATTGCCCACCGTTTTTGCATGACCGATAGCCAACTGGGTCGGGCTGGAAGGTGGTGTCATTTTAGATATCAATCCAGGCGACCCCATCGCCGCTGCAGGCGTGCCGCTCAGTGCAGGATCGAGCAGCCCCGGTCGGAGTACCTTGCGATTGAAGACTCCTGTGTATTCCTTCAGGGTGACCTGAACTGTCGCGGCGGCGATTTGGCCCACAGCTGTTGCACGTTGCAGTGTATTGCTAATGTCGGTGATGACGTAGGCGCCCAAGTACTCGCCGCTGCCCATCACAAATGCCAGCGGTTCGTGCTTGCTCTTGGCCTGTCGAAGGGCTCGCAGGCGCTCCTCGGGATCGCCCAGCATCGGATGTATGAGCATCGTTAGGTTGCAGGTGTCCAGGCCTTCGCCAATCCACTCCAGCAAAGGCTTGCCCTGGATACGAGCATGTTCGGCCCAGTCAGCCGTACCGCTTTGCTCCAGGCCGCTGATGCCGCCTGCAACGGTGAACTCGATATCACCCAAGATCGCAAACATCAGGCAAAGCCCTCATCTGGGGAGCCGTAGCTGCGGCGACGTTTATCGTGGTGGTAGCGCTCCATCATCTTCACAAAGTCGGCATAGCTTGCCTGCAGCCCTTGCGTGATCTGCTCGCGGACACCAGGTCCACCAGGCACATTGATCTGTGGGGAGAAATGAAAAATAGGTGATGCATTTGCACCTGGTGCGGCGCCTTGGCCTGCACCTGCGAAGCCACCCATCATGCTTGCCCTGGACACGTCTGCAGGATTCGGTGGTGCTGGAGCATCTGTTGCTTTCTGCACTGGACGCGCAGGACGAAACTCTGTGGAGGTGGCCGGGGCCAGGTCGACCTCAGACTTAGAGGCCATTCCCAACGCGGCTTTGCGCACCAGGTCAGATCGGGCAGAGATGCCAAGGGCTGCACCTTCGCTGATATTCGCGCCGTACCCCATGAACACGCGGCTCGGAGATTGGATACCCAGGGTCTCGGTAAACCAGCCCTTCACCGACGAACCAATGCCCACCACGCTGTCTTTCAGCGAGTTGGCCATGTTGCCAATGCCGTTGACCAGCCCGGTTACCAGCATCCCACCGAACTCGGTGAACTTGCCTGGCAGCTCAATCCCGAAGTAGCTCAGAACTCCGGCGAAAGCTTGGTAAAACAGACCGAGTGGGGAGAAGTTGAGGATCAGTGCGCCGATTCCTGAGATCCCACCAGCAAACCCGGTCTGGATTTCACTCCAGATAGCAGTGTTGGTAATGCCGTGCGCCAGCTTGCTCAGGATCAACCCGCCGAACTCACTGAACTTGCCAGGCAGCTCAATCCCGAAGTAACTCATGACTCCCGCAAAGGCGCGGTAAAACAGGCCGAGCGGAGAAAAGTTGAGGATCAGTCCGGTGATGCCTGAAAGTCCGCCATTGAAGCCAGCCTTCACTTCTGTCCACAGCCCACTGAAGAAGCCCTTGATGGGCTCCCAATAGCGGTAGATCAGGTAAGCGCTAAGCGCAATGCCGGTGACAAGAAGGCCAATGGGGTTCATCAGCAGGGCTCTGCCCAGCCAGAGGACGGCCTGTCCGGCAAGTTTCAACCCGAACAACAACGTACCGCCAAGGATCTTGCCCAAGAACAAAGCGCCACGGGCAACCATTAGCAACGGGGCCCCGAAGGCCATTGTCACGCCGCGTAAGAACAGGCCGCTGTACTTGGCAACTGTGAGCAGGCCGCTGCCAATACGGGTCAGGCCGGTGACCAGGGGCGCGAATTTGCCCATCTGCCACATGCCGCGCAGCAGGGTCCATTTGGCAGAAACAGTTTTCAGAGTGGTGGACATGGCCACGAAGGGCGACATCACCAGGTTGGCGCCGTAGGCAAGGCCAATGAACGCGAGTTTGCCTGCCAGCAGTCCGCCGACCAGGCCAACCACACCTTTGATGATGCCGGGGTTTTCGCTTGCCCAAGCTGAGAACGACGCCATGACCGGCACAAGTGCCTGGGTCACATCCACTAATGCGGGTATCAGGGCGCTCCCCACGGAAATACCTATATCTGCTAAATTCACGCCCAAGCGCTTCAGCTCCTCCTTGGGGCTGCCCATGCGTTTTTTCCAATCTTCATCACTAACACCTTGATCAGCTGCCCCCATGCTACCTTTCTGTATACGTGCCTGTTCAGCCTGGTTTGCGAGGGCGGGACGAAGGTATGACAGCACCTGCATATCCCGAAACAATTCGCCTAATTTGTATGCTTCATTTAAACGGTTGAGTGCTGTTTCCCTCTCTGTTTCATCAGTGAGCGCTATAGCCTTCTGGAATTCAGATGCTGCTTTCGGGCTCTTTGTACTCATGTAGTTGGTAATAATGCTCAACATGGCCTGAGTGGGAGTTAACCCGCTACTGACCAAGTTTTTCATCGATTCTTTAAGATCAATACCGGCATCACTAAAAGACTTTAGCGTGTCGGGCGCGGTGAGTTTTGAAAGGAAATTTTTAAAGTTATTAGCGGCCTCATCAGTAGATCCTGCACCTTTGAGAGCTACCTGTAGAGATGCGCCAATCTCGGCTACTGCCTTTTCGCCGGTCACCCCTAACGCAGCAAACTGAGGGGTAAGTTCCGGCAGCCACTTAGCCATATCTTTCAACTCAAATCGGCCTTCTTTTCCCGCATAGGCCAAGATATTCATTGAGCGATCGAAACCAGTAGCGCTAATCCCAAGGTTATCATTTAGCGCGATAGCAACCCTGCCTAAGTCATCCATGCTTGCTCTGGTCGAGGTTGCGTTTTTAGCCATGACTGGGGCGTATGCAGCAAGTTCTTTTGCACTGGAAATGCCGCCCGCTACCAAGACTCCGATACCGTTGGCTACCTCCGTCTGAGTCTGATTCCACCTCAGCGCGGCTCCGCGCATCACATCACTGAGACGCTTTTCCTCGACCTCATCGAAGCCACCAGTAATGGCGATATCACGGGTTTGATCTTGGAATTCAATAGCAGTACGCATTGACTGCACTACTGGTGCGCCCAGGGCGACCCCAGTGCCGATGGTCTCCATTGCCTGGCCACGCAGATCCCCGCGCTTGTTCTTCAGCGTCTCCCCGCGAGCAATGCTGGTGTTGAGGCGTTCCTGCTTTGTCTTGAGCTGTTCAATGGTACGGCCAACCTGGTCGTACTGACGGCGAAGACGCTCGACTCCGGTACCGCCACGGGCAATGGAAGCTGACAGCTCCGCGCCCATCAGCTTCTGCTTGGTGGTCAAGCCATCGGTAGCGCGGCCCAACTGCTGAACTGTCGACTTGGCCGAGCCAAACGCGGCATGCAGGCTGCCCGATACCACGGCACCTATCTTTAACCCTACCAGGACTTCATTAGCCATAATTTGCTACGCTGCAAGCATGTTTGAGAAAACCGCTCTGCTCACCGCCAAAACCCTTTATGCACTGGCCATCGGCGTCGGTGTGATCTGGCTTGCCTGGCTATGCCTGGCAAACCTTCCCGTATGGGCTGCGGCATTGATGTTTTGCCTGGGCCTGCCGCTGCTGGCCTTGGTAGCTGCCCCTATTGCAGCGGGCGGCGCATTGTTGACGGGAGTAGTGGTTGGTCTGGTGGCGTTGATCAGCGGTTCATTTGCTCGGAAATTTCGTTCCGGCGAATGATCTCTCGCTGACATACATCAACCCAAAACCAGTACCGCTCCATCTCCAGCTCGTCGATCTCAGAGGGCTGCATCCTCAGTACCAACAGCAACGCTTCGTCCCAGGACTGCAGCAAGGTCTCCGCCGCTAGCCATTTCCCGCAACACCTCGGTGACGGTTTTGGAGTCTGCGATATCCAGGTCCATCAGGTCCTCGATGGTCATACCGGTCATTTTTGCCAGCAGAAAATCTTCCATAGCCGCTTCGTCTTTGCTGTGGCTTTGGGCGGCGCTGATGTCTTTGCGTTTGAGACGATTAATTGGCAGCGAGCTAATCTGCGTGCCAGCTGCGGATTTGAAGGGAAATTTGAGAGTGAGACTGAGTTTGTCGGCCACGTTAGTTGCTCCAGGTTGATCGAATGATCGGTTGCTCTATAAGAGCCCTGAGTGTCGCGCCTGGCCGTGGTTTTGGCTTTTAACCGAGTTTAAAGAAAGAAGCCCCGCACGATGGCGGGGCTTCTGATTGCCGTCCTGGCGACTCCAGTCCATTGGAGTTTGTCCTGTTACACGTCAATGTCGATGTCTGCAGCAGTGGCATTGGTTTCTCGGAGTCATTTGATAACGTCCCGAGGACAGCCTGGCCAATGCCTCTACCAACGTAGCGATGGGCAGATCTTGTATGCAGCGACTCCAGTAATCGCGAGCGCGGACATAGTCCATGTCACGGCGGATTTGCATGTCAAAGATTTTCACCAGCGCTTCCGACTTTTCGAGCGCTTCAAATCTCTGCGCCTGCTCCACGGGCGACTGGCCCATAAGCACCTCCAGGCCTAAGCCTGACCAATATTCTTCCGATACTTGGACAGCTGATCTTCACCGCCAACCTTGAAGATGTTGGACAGATAATCCAGCAACACGATCTCTTCACCGTTGAGCAACTGGCGCACATACGTGGCCGAGAACGGTGTTTCAAACTTGCTGGGATCACGCGGCTTGTAGCTGCCCAGGGCGTATTCCTTGAAGGTCACCGTCATCAGGGTGACCAGCGGAACCTCGTCTTGCAGCCCAGCACTGTTGAACACCTGGACGCTCGAACGGCATTGCAACTGCACGCTCTTGAACGGTGCGGCCACCTTCTTGGCGGCGTCCAAGTAAAGGCTGTTCCAAACGATCTTGCCTTCCAGTTTGTCGATACCATCTGGAAATTCGATGAGGCCGACCAAGCCCAGCCCCTGGTGGTCGGACATCACCGCTTTTACCGATCCCAACTCTATTTCTTCGGCCCGAGCGAAAAAGCTGTTGCCGTCCAGGTAGACCGCCGCGTTGGCGATCCGATGTGCGCTAAAACCGGCCATTTATGCGGCTCCCAGGTTAACCAGGTATTCCCCGGTGATTTCGGTTTCAAAGGTGCCGCGTTCAAATGGCAGGGGCACCGTCAGTTTGTAGCTGAACAACAAGTGTCCCAACTGGATTTCGGTCTGCGGGTTGCGCGCAGGGTCATACCAGCACTCGCCACCGAGCAGCGCCTCATCTCCAATCAGCTTGCGAAAGAATTGGTTGACGCTTTCTGTGACGCTGTCGATCAACGAGTTGGTGATTGGCTGATCGACGAACTGCAGCGAGCTGTAGCGGATCGATTCGTCGACCACATCCTTGGTCCGACGCACGTTTTCGAAGTTACGCATATGGGTCACGGTCGGCCATGCGGCTGTCCGATTGCCCCACAGCCGCAGGCCGGTACCGAACGAATTGAATACGGTGGTGATACCGTTTTCGTTGAGCAGGTTGACCTCGCTGTTAGGATCATCCACACGCGCCGTCAATGGCCGCTCCAGGCCGATGACACCTACCAGTTCCTGATTGGAGCTGGGCCACCAGTAACCCTTGTCATTATCAACCTTGGCCCGCAGGCCCGCGGCACGAATCGACAACGGCTGCAAGCGCTCACCGTTGGTGTTGGCGTCGTAGATCTTCACATGGGGGTAGCACAACCGCACTCGGTCGCTGCTGGTGTTGAAATTGATGGTGCCAACTGGCCCACGACCGGCGATCACTTGCTGGACTGTGGCGCCGATGGGCGCGTCGATGTAGGCAACACCACTCAACTGGGTCGCTGAAGCGATCAATTCCACACCGACCGAGTTCAAGGTGCTGAAGCCAGGCGCAATGAAAAGCTTGGGGAAGAAGCCAAATAGGTTGTAGCTGTCAGGAAAAGCCTTCAGACCAGTGCGGCGTCCCGCCTGAGTCACCGAGCCAATGATATCGGCTGGAGTGACCTTGCTTGGATCGGCATGTGTGTAGTCAGCCTTGACCTTGGCCGTTGCGGGAATGCTCCCGGTAGCCACGCGTGTTACCCGACCGGTCAGCATGTTCACCGTGTAGTCGGTACCCAGCACATAGGTGTTGGTGTCGTCGTCGGACTTTAACGCCAACAGCTGCAATGCGCCGTGTTGCAGCTGCAGTAAATCGTTGTCACCAAACTGGCGCGCCTGGCCCACGACATTGCTGCGGTGGATTGCCGGATCGAGGACATTGACTACCAGGATGGTCCCAGCACCGAAGGCGTGAATGCCTGCAAGCGCCTCGGCGATGCTGAAGCCTGCCAGATCGGGGCCGAACTTGGCGTCGTCGACTTCAGTCTGCGACAACGTTAGCTCGTTGATTGGCCCGATGGGCGCGGTGCCGACCAGGGCGATGACCGCCGACTTGACCACGCGAATAGCCCGAGGGCCACGCTCGACTTCGACCGTTTCGATGCCGTGCAGAAAATTAGCTGTCATTTGCTTTCGCTCCTTTCTTATCGCTGACCGGAACTAGATCGGCCTTGGATGGAGGTTCGTCGGAGGTTGTAGGCAGCGGCACCAAATGCTTCAGCTCCAACAACACCAGGGTGTATTCATGATCTGCTGGTAAAGCGACCGGCTTTCCGGGTAGCAGCTGCACATCGATCAGCTCACCTGACTCGCCGACGCGCAGTGATGCGCTGCCCTGCGGGCCGGTGTAGCGGTATTGGGTCAGCACGGTTGGCTGGGTTGATTTCATGGGTACTCCTCAAATCGGGCTTCTGTCAGTAGCGGGCCGTCTTCAGGGCCCATGATTTGCAGCTGTAGCGAGCGAGTAGTAATCGCTACGCCGTATTGCCAAAGCCCTTGCACTTGGCCGATGAAGTGTTCGGAGGCTGGCCTGCACGCCATATCGCAATGCGGTGGCTTCCATCCAGTCAGGCATTCGCGAATCCGATCCAGGTAGCTGATCGCACCGCTGGTGCCGTGAAGCTGGCGAAACACAAGCGTCAGCTGAAAACTCATGTTGCGTGCTTGGAACACTGCGTCAGTGGCCTCCGACGCGCCAAACGTCGACTTGCCGTAGGCCACCAGGATCGCGCCACACGCATGGTTGAGCCGGTACTGGACTGGGTTTTCGGGGAACAGCTCTATCGCCAACTCTCGGTCGAAGTCCTTTTTCAACCGAGCGATAAAGGCATCCAGCAACTGTTCGGTTTGTGTCTTGGGCTTGAGCTGGCTCATCAGTAACTTTTCCATTGATCGTCACTGAACTGGCGACGACGACCACGAACCTTGATCTCACCAGGCTCTGGTGCGGCTTGGCCGGTTGGCATACCCAAGGTCACCACGCCATCGCGAATGCTCTCCAGGAGCTTGATGGTGTCCTTGCGACTATCCTTGACTGGGTCAGGCATCATCCCTTCGGGACGACGCTGATACAGCCAATGCCGCGCCAGGTACACCACAGCATCACGCAGTACAGTTGGCACCGGGTCCAGCGGCAGGTTATAGCGCCCGCGCAAATAGCCATCCACCAACTCCTCAGCCTGACGCACGCCGTCACCAATGACGTTTTCGTTCGGTTGCTGAGCAGCCGGATCATCATTGGAAAGCTGGATCAACGTTATTTCGGGGATGGCGTTGCCGATATCGGCGTGGGTGCAATAGCGCATGGGTCAGCCTATCTTCAGTTCGACCAGGGCTCCAGGGAACAAGCACAAGGCCAATGGGTTGCTTTGAGCTTCCAGGTTCCAGCCTTTGCCCAGGCTGCGCGGCTCGGCTTTGCTGTAGAACGGCAGGCCCAAGGTGTTGACGGTTTCGTTGTAGTTGGCCGGGGCGTTAAACATGCGGAATACGCCCTTTGCAACAGGGAACACCTGGGCGACATCCAAAGGAATGAAGCGCTGGCCGCTGACGGTCACGTCATATTCGATGAACTCAATGCCGCCGAAGGTGAAGCCCGAACGTACGTCGCCACCAAGACGGTCCTGGGCCTCTTGATAGTTGGCGAATGCCGCCTTAACTTTTTCGTGTTCCACGAAAGCATCAAGCCAACCCGGCCCGCAAAGAGAACGGAACCCTGTGACCATTACACCGCCGAGCTTGGATTCGGAGTAGCGTTTGGCATCCAGGCAAGCTTTGCGCACGTTGGTGTCTTTATTGCCCAGGGCGACGTTGATTTTCTTCTGATCCACTTCGAACTCTTTATAGAGGTCGGAGATGATGGCGCCGTCTGCATCAAGCAGCTTGCCGCGCAGGGCACCAACTCGCTGGAATTCGCGAGTGGCTTCAATGCTGTTTTTCAGTTCCTGCAGGTTGTCGTTGATGACGGTGGCCACAGGCGCTGCTGCATTTTCTTGGCCGAAGGCTGCAATACCCTGGATCTGGCTGGGCAGCAGAGACCGACTGACTGGCAGGTGCAAGGTTTCAAAGGTCTTGCGCTGACGCTTGCTTCCCTTAACTGGGGCCGGATCATCATTACGCGACGTGTTGGGCACCAGGATCAGGCGCCCCTCGCGCTCATCGATGACGACACTGGTGCTGTTAACACCTTTTTCGTCAAACAACCCCATAGCACCGACCTTGCCAGGAATAGCTGGGAGTTTGTTAACGGCTGCCGTCAGGTTGGCGATGCTGAACATGTCTTGCAGATTCATGGAGTACTCCTAATCACAGAGCCGCACGGGCAACAATGCCCAGGGCATCGAGTTCGCCCAGGGCGGTAGCTTTTTGGGCGTCAGGCAAACCGGCAGGCCACACCAGTTCGTTTGGATCGATAACGGCGCCGCGAGCGATCAGCACACCTGGCTGATCCCCAGCAGTGGCGTCCACGTCTTCGCCCAACACTGCGACCGCTTTCTTGGCCGCAGCGGCCCCTGCGGGATCAAGTACCTGGTACTTGCCATCGACCTTGGCAAGCACTTGGCCCAGCAAATATTTGCTGCCCGCCAACAGGACGCCTATTTGTTTGGTCCAGCCGGGGCTGACTTCAACCAGTAACAAGTCGCCCAAGTCTTTGGGCTGAGTGAAATTGGCCATGAGGCCTCCTATTTTTGAGTACGGGCTTCAGCGTCAGCCAGCAATGGGTTTTCGGGTTGTTTGGTGTGTTTGCCAGCCCGTTCTTTGGTGGCCTGCTCGCTGAAGCTGACCGCCCCAGTCAGGGCACTGAAGACTTTCTTCAAACCATCGGCCAAAGGCTCGCGCTCGTCGTCTTCACCGAACTCCAGGGGCTTGGTGCCGCCCTCGGCGTAATCCAACGCGGCAACAATGGCGGGGACATGGACAGGTTTCATGCCCGCCGCAACCAGCTGCTCGGCGTACTCGACGTTCTTGGTATGCAAAGCAGTTTGGGCCGCCTCAAGATCGGCTTTTTCCCGCTTGGCGAGTTTGGCTTTGAGCTGGGTGTTTTCGGTGGTGATGGCGTTCTTTTCGTCTTCGGTCACGGCGGCTGCCTCGGTATTGGGTTTGGGGGCGGGTTCACTGAACGCCGTTGGCCCGTCTTCACGGCGAGACTCGGCAAGGAGGGTGTCGACGTCCCAACCTGGAACAACCTGGTCGGCGGTTTCGACATCGAACTTGGCAATTAGCCATTCACGCAGGCGACGGAAGATGCCCGCCGAAACGCTGTCGCCGAAGTCACCAAACTCGACAACACCGGCTTCGTCTTCGGCCAACTCAATCGGGCGCAGGCCTTTGACGGACGGTGGCTGGGCGCCAAGAAAGCCAACATGGCGCAGGTAATACACACCAGGCACTGGGTTGTTGGCGGCGTCAGGGTGATAAAAGGATGCCGAAACCTTCTTGTAGCTGCCGCTGGCTACCTGTTCGGCGAACTGTGCATCTACCTGCTGCGGCTCCGCGATCAGACCTGTAGGAGTGGCCGTCAACGACTTGACCCAGCCAGCAGCCGGGGCATCGTGTTTTGGGTGACCGATTACCAGAGGGGCTTCGTGCAGTGTCGGGTCGTAGGCTTTCACCGTGGCGGCCAGGTCCGACTCGCTAAAGTCGAAGCTGCCCCCGCCCATGGCGATGTGTTTGCCGGACTTGAAAATGTGAATGGGTTTCATGGGGCTGTACGCTGCCGTTGAAGGTGATGCGCACAGATTGAACCGAAGAACGGCTCATGGCTTTTAATCGAGTTTAAAGAGTTTCAAATGGAGGGCCGAAACGACGAAGGCGCAATCTGCACCCGCGCCGCTGGCAAAGGATATGGCGAGTCGGCTTTATAAAGCGTTTACAGCGTTGTTCACCCCTACAGTTCGATGAACCGCAGCCACGTTGTTGCCCAGGGGGCTCTGAGGGCGTTACAGGCGAGCGGCTTTTTGGAGGTGATGCATGGCCAGTTCCAGGATTGCCTCTTCTGCATCGGGTTGCAACTGACCTTCCGCGTCCATTGGCAAGAAAGGGCGTGCTGGAATATCACCCCACAGGTGGGGGAAGTCCGACTTCTTGCCGCCAAAGTGCATCATGGCGGCGTAGGGTTTGTTGCTACCGACCAAGGCAGTACTGTCATCGGCGTGACTGGTGATCGAGGCCGCCAGTCCGGCAGCGCTGATCTGCAGTATCTGACCCGGCCAGTTACCTGTCTTCGTCCGCCGCTCGGTGGTGGTCTCTGACAGATCTTCCCAGTCGGGCCGACCTTCCTCCTCAAAGTTCTCCTCGGTCTGGCTGGCCAGCTCGGCGGCTATGCCACGCATCAAGGGCGCAACATCGCCCACGGCCCACTCGACCCGGCGTAAAGCGTCCTGCAGACGCTGGTGATCCAGCTCGACTGTAATCATGGCAAATTCCCCTATGCCGCTGTTTGCTTGCGTTTCAATATCTCAGCCAGGCCGGTACCTGGTGCGTGGTTGAAGCCTGGGTCTGTTCGAAACGTTATGGCTTTGCCAGCGGCATCCGTGGTGCGCAAACCTGTAACCTCCGCCGTGCGAATTTCACCAGTGCGCTTGTTCACTCCGGTTTCAACCGTTTCAGTAAACATGTTGCCTTCACTCGAAACGACTCTGAGCCCCCTGCGTTTTACCGCCGACTCGGTGAGGGCGACGACACGGCAACGGCAGTTGAAACCGTTTGGTGGAAAGATCGACGCCCAGATCGGGTCATCGTGACGAAAGACTTGACCATGCAAGGCGCGATGGCTGGGCCGGGTTTTCCCGTCCAGGATGGCCACGTACATCCAGTACGGGTGCGTGTCCGTGGTTTCTTCCATGCTGGCCTTGCGGCCCGCCATGTACGCGCTCTGCAGGTTGGTCTGGTAGATCGTCTTCAAACGACGAGGACTACCCAACTGGACCATCTCACCCACACCCTGGCTGTCGACGATCACTTGTTTGCCCCACCAGCCCTGAGATTCCAGCACCGGCTGCAGATCCGCAATGAACTGCTTGAGCGTCTGACCACTCTGCAGGGCGGTCTCCAGGGCGCCACGAATATCCGACAGCAGATCAAGGCGCATGGCTTTGGCGACAGTGAAGGAGATGTCATGGGCCTGATCCACCATCTCCTGCCAGTTCCAGGTGATCGCATAGCCCTTGGATTTCAGGTACGCGATAGCCTGCTCGGGCTCCAGCCCAAAAATGGCCTTGAGGTCAGCGGGGTTGGGTGTTTTGGTCGTGGACATATCAGTCCTCCCGATCCGCGCTGGCACTCAGGCGACCCCAAATGTTGGCGATGAACAGCAAGCGAGCAAGCTCCTGCTGCAGCGACTGGTCATCCATTTGTGGGTAGACCTCAGCCAACAGACCCAATGCTTCACTATCAGAACGTCCACGCTGCAGGGCCTCCAGCACCGGGGCAACAAGCTTTTCGCTCTGCTCCTGCAGCTGCTCGGCTGACAGGCTATCAATGGCTTGATCGAGTGCCACCTGGTCGAGGATGAGTTTCAGTGTTGGCTCGGCAAAAGCAGGAACAGCATCACCTGGTGCGGTTTCAACAATGTCACCGTCCTGCAGGTTGTAGGTGCGCTTGAAGTACTGCGGTGTGAACTTCACACCCGACTCGCTGAGGCTCTTGTCCCGCTCGGCCAGCACCTTGTCGATCTCTTGCTGCTCCCACAGCTCGTAGACAGGCGCGACAACGTTCTCACCGAAGTTGATATCGACGATACGGCGAATGACGGCATTGATTGCGGTGGCCACGATCCCGGCGTCACCGTCACGAATGTCGTCGGTAACTTCGGCCCCGGCCTCGGCACTGGCCCTGTTGCTCTCTTTTTCGGTGGTTTGGTTTTGTCCGAGCATGGCCACGTTGATTTCGCTGCGGCAGTATTCCAGCAGCTCGCGATAGACCGTGGCGCTGCCCGCTTTGCCGGAGGCTTCTTTGATTTCAATGCTGGAATCATCAGGAATAGCCGCCACGGCGTCCTGCACCATGGCCTCTAAGCTATCGAGCAGCAGATCCGTCTCGGCGTCCGTGGCGCCACGGGGGTGTTTACCAATCACCCAGGGGCTGCCGTACTTCTCGGTGAACTGCACCCAGAACTTCAAACCGCCCTTCATGAACATGGCGGGCCAGAAACACATGCTGAGGTCTGGAAAGCCGTACGGGTTGGCGTAGGTCGCATCCTGACGCGCCACGATGAAGCGCTGCGGGTCACACAGCTCGCCATCCTGGCCCGCTTCCTGGGAGCGAAAGCGCAGTTGGTTATCCTTGTCATAGAAAAACCACTCGGCGGGCTTACCAAGTAGATCGGCGGGCATCAGATACCCGCCGACCGGCTGCCACATCAACTCGACGGGCTGGTACCCAAAAAGCGGCGCATCGAGCAGCTCACGGATGATGCGGTCAAGGTCCAGATCTGGCAGCCAGTCGCGAACAAATCGCTCGACCTTAACCGGGGCATTACCACGCTTGATACCGCGCTCCAGGGCCAGCACCGACGATTTGCGACGGCGGATGTTGCCACCTACCAGCGCTGAGCTGCGAAGGTCACGATAGACGGTGATGTCCTTACCCTGGGCTTTGAGGATCGGGTCAGGGTTGGGCAAGTTTGCGGCGCCAAAGGCACCACTGCTGGAGCGGTCGCGAGTGGCGATGTGCCGACTGAGCAGCTTGTCACGCTTGGCATCGGCGAAATTGACGAACTCGGTGGGGCTGACCCACAGGCCTTTGTTGTTCATGCGTACCCCTGGGTAATGCGTCGGCCCTGTCGTGGGCGGCGTGATTTAGCGGCAACTGGACCAGACGTCACCTCCAGCGTGGCGAAGTTGGCCAGCGCACCAGCCCCCGCGAAGTCACCGTGGCGGTAAAGGTCCGGGTCTTTAAGGTCTTGTGAGCGGGCCTTGACGATCATCGGAACGCCTTCCACCGTTTCAATGGCGCGCACGTCCTGGTGCAGGTTGTCGTCCTTGGGCATGGTGATGGCGCCGTCTTCATACAGCTGCACAAACTTCGGCATCCATGCGCCGTACCAAGCGCGGCTGATCTTCACCTGGTGAATCCGGTTATGGCCGAATTCGTCTGCCGTATCTTCGGCAAGGGTTTCACCGCTGCCTGTGGCGTCCAGGGCGGCGCCGACAAACCGAGGCAGACCGCGCAGGATGTAAAACAGAATTTGCTGTTGCTGGCGGGTCGGAACCTTATGCATCTCCATCACAAACGGCACGTCACGGTGCCGGGACATGTCGACTGACATCGGGCAGATGATGGAAAAGTCGCGGTGCCGCGCATAGTCCATACCCAGGAAATGGCGCAGTTCAGGGTCAAGCTCTGCCATTACCGGCGCCAGTTCACGGTCAATCCAGTCGTTTACATAGGCCTCGCGGCGATACAACGCCTGGTGGACAAAGTCTGCGTCCAACGCCAGTCGGAGTACTTCGCGACCGGGACGCATGGCCTCGTCAACCCACACACCTGGAATGCAGACGCCATTGCCATCGCGGGGGATGGCATCCAGTTCTTCGCGCATTTGGGACTTACGCGGACCGTAGGCGTTACGAATTTTCTTGTACCAGGCTTCCTTACCTTCAGCGGTCGGTAGCTCACCCGCCATGTAGCACACGCGCTCGTACAGGCCATTGGCAACGGCATCGTCAAAGGTTGCTGTGTAGACCTCGGCACTGTCGCCATAGCGCTCGTCCCGAATGTCATTGACCATCTGGTTGAACGGATTGCCCTTGCCGTTGTGGGTGCTGATGATGACGATCCGACCGCCCCAGATCAGCAACGCGGTCGCGGCATCGAGCACGGCAGAAACGTCACGGTGAAACGCAGCTTCGTCGATGATCACTTTGCCCTGCAGGCCACGAATACTGGCCGGATTGCTCGAAAGCGCGACGATTTTGAAGCCCGAAGCGTAACGGATACGGTAAGCGTTGATCTGACGCGTATTGCCCGCTTCGTCCTGATCCTCAAACAGAAACTCTTCAATCTCGCTGACGCCCGAGGCCTGAGCCTCGGCCATCACCCGACTGAACTTGGCACAGTAGCCAATGAACTCCAGGCCCTTTTCCTTGGTGTCACCGATGTAGAAACAGTCCATGCCGCCTGCAGACTTCTGCGAGGAGGCAGTGATCACTGAGTCCAGTGCCTCGGCGAAGGTGATGCCTGTACGGCGGCCTTTTTCACAGAGTTTGATTTGAGCCTGAATTCTCAACCAGTCCACCTGGTGAGCCATCAGGATGCCTTCGGCAATCGGGTTGCAACCCTCGGGGATCTGCCGGACGCTGGGCGGCAATTCATCCCACTCGATGACACGGACGGTACTGGATGAGGGTTTCATTGCTTCACGCCCAAGAACTTCTCGCGCCACCACTGGGCCGACTCTTCAGATAGGCCCTTGGCTTTGACAGCCTTATCCAGTTCGGCGGATTGCTCACGCAGCAAGCGGTCACGACCAGCCTGCTCAGCTGCCTGGCGCTCTTTCATGCTCAACGTCCGGGCTTGCATGGTGTTTTTTGCGGCTCGCGCCAGGTCGGCCACTTCCTTTGTTGTGACCTCATCCTTTTCATGGGCGCCCATCGCGGCCTGATAAGCCAGAGTGGAAATGGCCTCAACCAGCAGCGCGCCGGTCTTGTCGGTCGAGTCCTCACCGAAAGCCCCCACGAAGGCTTCAGCCTGCTCCCGGTGCTGACGCGTTTTCTCGGTCAGCTGCTCAAAACCAACTCTAAAACGGCCCAAGGCACTGCGGCTTGGCATTTTTTCATTCGGAAAGTGCGCTTGGACATCCGCAATCATTTCATCCAAGGTCATGCGATCTTCACGCAAGAGCTTCTGGATGTAAGCCTTGACCTCGGGCGGCATGCGACTGATGGACGATTTTCCCGCCATGGTTAGGCCCCTGGCCGTTTGATGCCTGGAACGCGGGCACGCCCTGCAGCGATATCCTGACCGCGCTCGGTAAGGGTGGCCACTAGTACGGGGCCAACATCGGCAACAGTCACCGCACCTTGCTCGGCCAGCCAGTGCATCTCGGTTTTAACCTGGTCACGGCTGAGCGTGTGGCCGAAGCTGTCCAGGGCCATGGTCAGCACCGAGCTGTTGGCACGGTAGCCGGTGGTTTCGGCCAGCAGGCGTAGGATGACCAGGCGGTAGTCTTCACGCAGAAAGGTGGCGAATTGAGTCATGTTTTTTCTCGCAACAAGTAATCATTAATCCGGTCCAGCGAACGGGCTAAAGGGGCAAGTGCATCCTTGACCCCCGACAATTCGGCCCGCACGGCTTTCATATCGCCCAGGAGATCGGTGACGGCAGTCTGGTCAGGCAAATGTCGGACGTGCTCCTCCAGGGCGACAATTCGGGTACGCAGCTCCAGCAACTCTTTACCACTGGCTGCCTGGCGATTGATGAACCAGGTGTAAATCCCGAGCGCCGTGACTACCACCCACTGCACGGCAGTGAAACTAAAGTTCAGCTCTTCCATATTCATCGCAACCCCCGCTTTGCCAGGTGTTCCAGAGTGGTCTTGCAGTCAACACAATGCTCAGTGCCTAGCTCTGCTTGGCGGCGCGCCTCAGGGATCGAATCACCGCATTCGTCACAGCGATAGGCCGATGGTCCAGAACGCCGCTGCACGCCACTCTGATGTGCGAGCAAAGCCTCTTCGCTAAAGTCGTTCTCGCCAGCGATATCTGCTACATCCATATACGGTCAGTCCTTTTTCTGTAGATCAAGCAATCCATTGAGTTGGGCGAGGTTGTTACGTACCCACAGACCGTAGTCCTGGGCATAGGCAAGAATGTCTGCGGGAGTGACGCCGCTTTCCAATAGTTCGGCGTCAGTGCCGGGGGTGGCCCAGGGCGCTTGCGCAGGTTGGGTGGTAGCGGTGCCTGCTCCTGGGGCAGGCACACCGAGGGCGGTGTTGAAGTCACGCAGCCAGCCAGCAGTGAACACGCAACGAGGGATAGGCTGAGTAACTGCACCAGGCGCAGGCCGGTACTGAGTCGTGACATGGGGGATGCGCTCCTGGAGCAGTTGCTTTTCTTTGGCGTACTGGTCCATCAGGTTGAACAGCAGGGATTCGCTTTCATTGGCTCGGGCGACCTGCTGGAGCAGCTGCAGGCGGTTAGCGTTTTCAGCTGCCAGAGCTTGGTCAGCGTGCTTGGTTTTGAGGTCTGATAGGGCCTTCGCGCCCAATGCTTCGGCGTATCGAAAGCCGAACCCATAGGCGATTGAGCCCGCCGCGCTGGCACTTAACGCGCAGGCTAGTGCCACGGCAGCCAGTCGCGCTGGCAATGGCCAGACCATCTGCTCAAGCGTGCCCATGTTGTTGTCTCTGACGATTGCGTGATTTACGCGCCCGGCGCTTGGCCGCGACGATATCCGTCTTGCCGTGACGATAAGGCGGAATCACCGTCGCCCTGGTCCAGCTACCGGAAGCAGTGGACGGAGAGGTCCAGCGATACCCCCAGGTGAACCCAGCCAGTAGCGCAGAAAACAGCCGACCGAAGAGGTTGAGTCTCATGGGAGTGGCTCCTGGGGCGGCCCTTGTTTAATCAGGCGGGCGAAGAACAGAAGCACTGCCAAGCCGCTGTTCAGGGCCGCATAAGCACGAGGCGAGAGCTGCTCCTGCCACATGGGCAGCAGCTCTAACTGAGCAAGTCCCAACAAGGCGATCAGGATGGTTATCTGGACGCTGTACAGCCGGTAGCAGCAACGCCAGTCGCAGATAGGTTTGACCCCCTTCATGCTGCGCTCCCGTTGGAGTGACCGTGCTTGGCGCCGCGCTCAATGCCCGCGAGGGTGAGTCCATCAGCGATGATCGGCTCGCCATACCATTGACCACCAGGTAGCGGTCCAGGGCCGTTTTCGTGACGAACGATGGCCTGCACCAGGACGCGCATGACATCGAAGTCGTAAACGTCTACGCCTTCGTGGTCGGGGTCGATCCCAAGAGCGCGAGCCACAGTGGCGGTGTAGGCATTGGTATTGTTTTCAGAGGGCGGCGCCCAGCGCTCGACGATCTCGCGCACTGTGTCGATCCGGCTGCCGTCAGCGGCCAGGCGTTTGTCCTGGTAGGTGATCAGTACGCGGGCAATGGCGCGAATACCCCAGCGTGGGGCGGTGAACTGGACGAATGAGGCGTCGGACTGGGTTGCGGCCTGGCCTTGCCAGCGCACACCTTTGGCATGGCGGATATTGCCGGGGTTAAAATTGCGGATACCGCGAGGGTTTTCGGGTCGCATCGGACGCCTCCTGAAGCGGCGCCGCAAGTTTCAGGCGCCAGAAATACACACGCCGCCATAATGGGCGGCGTGTGCCAGGAAGGCTTTTAAACGAGTTTAAAGAGATTTATGTGGGATCAGTTCTTACAGTGCGCAGGTTTGGGCTTCGAAATGATTTCCTTGGTTTCAGGATCAACGTCAAGTACGGTTAAACACTCTCTACCCCCTCCAAATTTTTTCTTTAGCTCTGCATCAAGTTGAGCATTCGACTCTTCTACAGCGATAGGGTCAGCAGACTTTAAACACTCATCCCGATTCATCTGATACTCACCCAGCGCATCTTTGATTGAGCCAGGTATTCTTTCAATACCGCCGTTTTGAGCCGCGGACACTTGCGCAGCCCACCATGCTCGGGCATTGACTCCTGCCCCAAAGCAACGCCCTAGCGGCTCAAAAATAGAGCTGCCGAATTGTTTTTGGCCATCTTCAACAAGCGTGTTCATTCGCCTGCTGTGCGCACCAATACCGTTCAAATTACCTAGCTTCAGTACCTCCATGCCTTCACTCATCGCTTTGCTCAAGGCCGTCATTTGCTTAGTAGCTCGAGCCAATGACTCAGGACTGGCTTTTTTGAGTGTTTCTGCATGGACCCCACACGAAAGAAAACACACAAACAAACCGAGAATTATTTTCATTTTTTACCCCTATAAAGAATCACATCCATCGTCATTCGCCGCCCTGGTGTTTCGACTCATCACTGTCCTTGTGTGACAACGCACTCGCCGTGCCTTCAATGGCCTTACGCCCTCGCTCATCTGACCCTCGGTAATTATCCAAAAGGGCCTTTTCACGACGATTTAAACCAGCCTTCTCTAGCGCGCTTCCAGGGAAAGTACCGGACTCTTTCATGTCCTTAACCACCTGCCCAATCATGACGCCAGACTCGCGCAAAGCCTTGCCTCGCACGAGGTCGCGCGCGGATTCGCCTGGAACAGGAATCGCCGGAGCGGAACGTTGGCCGGTGATGACATAAAGGACGTCCACGCCTAGCTCGGCCCATACAGCTAACGTCCCAGCATCTGGGGCCCGGTCGCCCGATTCATACCCAAAAAGTGTTTTTCGACTGATGTCGGCCACAGCCGCAAAGTCCGTCTGATTCATTCCTAGGTCTTCGCGCTGCTCACGCAGACGCTCGCCAATGAGTAGATAATTTCCCATTAATCACCTTGACTATGGGTACTTTATTACCCATTATCTATTACAAGCCAATCAGTAACGCCCTAGAAGACTTCTGATTGGCACTCTCAAAACACACAGGAAGCCCGTCAAATGAACGTTCCGTACCCATTACCGACCCGCAAACCCTATACCGCTGATCGCGTCCGCGAACTTTTCAATGCTGCCGGGCTACCCCTATCGACTTGGGCTGAAAAGAACGGCTATAGCCGCCACGAGGTTTACTGCGTAATCGGCGGTCGATCCAAAAGCACTCGCGGCAAATGCCACGAAATCGCTCTGAAACTGGGCCTCAAGCTCTCCGTCGAACAGCTAGTAGCCTGAGGCAAGCATGAATATATCAAATTTGCCTCAGCTGGCCCGCTCTAGCCAAATGATAAAGCGCATATGGGGGGCCAATCGCATTACTCGGTTCATTCGCCCTAACTCCTGTAAATCTCGCTGGGAGCCAACCCTGGTTGCTGGCCGCATGACCAGCCGCCCCAAAGGCCAGCTTTTCCAGTTTCATTTTGTACGAGTAGCGGAGGTATCAGGCCTTAAAGCCAATCCGTTTAATGCCTCCGCGCAGGCCGTCGCGTAATGGGCCGCGTAATAGGTCAGTACGACGGTCTGGGCTTTCGACTCATGGCTGCTCCGATTGGCGATTATTCCGCGCCTCGTTCATCTGATCGCACAGCCAGGCAAGCGTCTTTGTTGCCTCGCATTCAATTGCCTGGCCTGGCCAGCGAATCGACCTCAGCGACTGATCAATGCAGTCAGGATCAATTAGCCCCTGAGCTTCCAGAGCAGCCGCAAGCCGCAACCAGCCCTGCGCCAGAGCATTTACTTGCGCTTCAAGTCTCTCAATGCGGTCGGTCATAACCATGTCTCTGTCTGTGATTGCCTCGCAAAACTTTGCGGCCAACACCAGCAACCTGGATAGCGGCAAAAACACAATTTGTTTGGAAAGCCCATCGAAGCGAGGCCTCCAATGAACCGCCGTTATTGGAAAAACGTTCAAGCCACTTCGTTACGTGGCGCCATGGAACTGTGTAAGGACTTCGCAAAAGAGGCCCACAACAAGAGCGTCGAGCGAATCGCTATAGATATGGGCGAAACCGACCATTGGACGCTTTACAAATGGTTTCAGACTGGTCGTATGCCCGCCAACATGATTCGCCCCTTTGAACAGGCCTGCGGCTGCGACTACGTCACTCGCTGGATAAACGCGAGTGCAGGTCGACTGACCATCGACATACCTACTGGTCGACGCTGTACAGCCAAAGATACGCAAGCGCTGCAGGAGCTTCTCACAACCGCAGCCGGAAAGCTGTTGGCCTTCTACGCGAAGACCTGTGAGGCCGAAGAAACCCTTGCAGCCATCCAGGCAGCAATGGAAGGGCTTGCCTGGCATCGCGGCAACGTCAGTCAGAGCCAACAACCACAACTTGAACTTGAGGAATAGGCATGACCGCCACTCTTTCTGCCGCCGCACGCGTGCTGCGGACATTTAAGGCCCTTAAAGGCCACACCTTCACAGGCCTAAGTAACAACGATCTGGTCACGCTGACAGGTGATAGCCCCAGCAATATCACTCGCGCCGTACAAACCCTTATTGATGAAGGGCTGGCGACGCGACTGGACAACGGTCGCTTCGCTCACTCCATCGAAACCTTGCAAATTGCCCAGGCGCACGCCGTTCACGTCGCTCGCCTGCAAGACCGAATCCATGAAATCAATCAGCGTATTGCCGCTGGCTCAATGAATTAAGGAGTTCCAACCATGGCGCGCATTAAAACTCCAACACCCGAAGCAGTCGAACTGGCCGAATTGAACGGAGAAGTCCTGACAGCTAAACAAAACTTAATGGCCAGCAATAGTGCCGAGGTAATGACTCAGTACGGCGATGGCCTTCCATACGACCGCACCCGACTGGTGAATGAGGCTCGGTTCTACATGGCCCAAAGTGCAGAGGCCATGCTGGAAGCGGGCAAGCGGCTGATTGTGCTCAAGGAAAACGAGCCGCATGGGGAGTTTGAACAGATCGTCCGCGAGCAACTCGGCATACCAGAGAGGACTGCCAGGCAAATGATGCAGGCCACTCTCAAGTATTCGAATCCTCAACTCGAATCAAAACGGCAGGCGCTCGCCGTTTTGGGAAAGACCAAGCTGTTCGAACTCATGACTGAAGATGACGAAGACCTAGCGTCTTTAACAGAGGGTGGAACCGTTGCTGGTCTAGCGCTAGAAGACATTGACCGCATGACCAGCCGCGAACTGCGCGCCGCGTTGCGTGAGGCTCGCGAAGACGCCAATGCCAAAGATGAGCGCCTCGCTGACCGCAACCAGGACCTCGAAAAAGTCACGCAGGAGCTGATCAAGACCCGCAAACGTATCCAATTTGCTGACCCGGACGAGGTAATTAAAGACCTTCGCGTCGAAGTGATCGCCTTAACGGATGAGCTTGAGCTGACAGTACTCGGCAAGCTGCGCGAGGGTTTCAACAAAATGGCCGAGCACGGCGCGGAACATGGCCAAGACCATCGCTTCTATCAAGCAGACCTGATTCGCCAACTGGAGCTGGCCTTGGCGACCCTGCGCAGCGACTTTCACCTGCCTGAACACCAGGAAAATCAGGACCCCGTTTGGATGGATAAGCGCGAGGCCTGAGCATGAACCCTGTGCAAGCCCAGCAACTGGCGCAGATCGCCCAGCGAGCAGCCGTGACTCCCCACGGTCAGCGCACCGCTATCTATAAAGCAGGTGCGGCAGAGCTGGGCATGTCCCTTCAAACCCTACAGCGCAAGTTAAAGGAGGTCTCAGTGAGCAAGCCACGCAAACGCCGAAGTGATGCAGGCTGCAGCGCTTTGCCCTTGGAAGAGGCGCAGAAAATATCGGCTGTACTCCTGGAGTCTATCCGTGCCAATGGCAAACAGCTGTCCACCATCGAGCGGGCGGTTGAGCGGCTGCGCAGCAACAACTTGATCCTGGCAGGTCGCCTCAATGAAGAAACAGGCGAGTTTCTGCCACTGAGTAATAGTGCCATTGCCCAGGCGCTTCGCAGCTACAAGCTGCACCCTGAGCAGTTACTGCACGATGCTCCGGCAGTATCGCTGGCCAGCAACCATCCAAACCACGTTTGGCAGGTCGACGCTTCGATATCGACGCAATTCTATCTGGCCGATGACGGCGCCAAGGTGATGGACAAGGCTGTTTTCTATGATGGCAAACCTGCCAACTTGAAAAAGATCGAGCGTCAGCGTTTGTGGCGTTACGTGATCACTGACCATACCAGCGGCACGCTGTACCTGGAGTACGTCCTGGGCGCCGAGTCTGCCGAAAATCTCAGCAACGTGCTGATCAACGCCATGCAGAAGCGTCATGAAGCAGACCCATTCCATGGCGTGCCCTGGATGTTGATGACTGACCCTGGCGCAGCCATGACCAGCAGCATCTTTCGCAACTTGTGCCGTGCCATGTCCATCAATCTGATCATTAACCAGGTAGGCAACGCTCGCGCCAAAGGTCAGGTCGAGCAGGCGCACAACATCGTTGAACGTGAATTTGAAAGTGCCTTGAAATTCAAGGCGGCGCAAACGCTGGAGCAGATCAACGAATGGGCTGGCCAGTGGATGCGGTTCTTCAATGCCACATCTATTCACAACCGCACGCAACGTACCCGCTATGGCGTATGGCAGTTAATTCAGGCAGATCAACTGCGCCTTGCACCCAGCATCGCCGTTTGCCGCGAGCTGGCTGTCAGCACGCCAGAGGAACGCAAGGTCAGCAACCTGCTGCGGGTTTCGTTTCGCGGCGCCCAGTTTGATGTCAGCACAGTGCCTGGCGTCATGGTAGGCGAGAAGCTGCTGATCACTCGTAATTGCTGGCGTGACCAGGACTCGGCCATTGCAGTCCTGATGGGTGAGGACGGACGGGAGCAGTATCACGTCATTGAGAAAATCGGAATCGATCAATACGGCTTTGCCGAGACCGCTGCACATATTGGCGAGCAGTATAAAAGCCACGCGCAGACTCCGGCCCAGGTGTCACGCAAGGTGCTTGAGCAGATCGCCACCGGCACCACAAACCAAGCCGACGCAGAGTCCGCTCGCAAGTCGAAAAAAGTGCCTTTCGGGGGCCTGATCGATCCGCATAAGCACGTAACCGACACCTTGCTGCCTGCCTACATGCCGCGCCGTGGTACGTCGCTGAACGTCAATGCGCCCACGGTTGAGCTTGCCCCACTAAGCCATGTTGAGGCGGCGAAGCTACTTCGCCCACGCCTTGACAACCTCTGGACGCCGGAAACTTTCAGCTGGCTGCAACAGCAATATCCAGACGGTGTTCCTCAAGAACAGCTTGAGGCCATTGAGGCCGAGCTAAAACGACCTGCAGAGGTCATCCGCAAACCGTTCAGCCTGGTGCTGGCAGCGGTTGGAGGTGAGTGATGTTGAAACTGAAACAAGTTTTACAGGGGGTGGGCCGCCCTCAGTCGGCCCTGGCCGAGTCGCTGAAACTCAGCGGGGCTGCGGTCGCCCAGTTGCTGAACCACAGCCAGTGGCCCCGCAGCTTGGACATCGCCGACCTGCAGGGCCGCATCCGCATGTTTCTGACCGAGTCCGGCGCCAACGATGCAGACATCGCCAACGCCTTTGAAGAAGTGGATCTGCCGTGCTCGAACACGGCAGATCCGGCCCTAAAAGAAGAGCCGTCCGGGGAGGACGAACCTATGTTACTGCCAAAACAAACGTTGTTGCCACCTACTCGCAAAGCATTCGGCATGTTCCGCGATCCCTTTGATGAGCTTTCCTGCGCTCAAGACATGTGGACCAGCCCAGACATCCGCTATGTGCGTGAAGCGATGTATCAGACAGCCAAACACGGCGGCTTTCTTGCCATCGAGGGCGAGTCCGGCGCCGGTAAAAGTACTCTGCGCCGCGACCTGGTCAATCGTTTGGTCGAGAAAAATGACCTGGTCATCATCATTGAACCCTATGTCCTGGCGTCCGAAGACAACGACACCAAGGGTAAATCGCTGAAAAGCACTCACATTGCCGAGGCAATGATGGCGGCGGTCTCGCCCCTGACTAAGCCCAAAAACAGCCCCGAGGCACGCTTTGCTCAACTGCATAAAGTGTTGAAAGAGTCGCACGCTGCTGGTTATCGCCATTGCCTGGTGATCGAGGAGGCTCACAGCCTGCCGATCCCGACACTCAAGCACCTCAAGCGCATCCTGGAGCTGGAGGTTGGGTTCACCAAATTGGTCAGCATCATCATGATCGGCCAGCCCGAGCTGAGCGTGAAGCTGAGCGAGCGTAACGCCGATGTGCGCGAGGTGGTACAGCGCTGCGAGCGCATAACGCTGCCGCCAATCGAGGGTGCACGCCTGGAGGAGTTTCTGAAGTTTCGTTTTGACCGGGCAGGCAAGGCACTTGGTGAAGTCATCGATGCCACCGGAATCCAAGCCATCGCTACTCGACTCTCACAGCCAGCGCGCCGAGGCGGCAGGGATGAAACCGTTTCGCTCCTTTACCCGCTCGCCATCGGCAATCTGGTGATCGCCGCGATGAACCTGGCTGCGAATTTGGGCGCGCCAATCGTCACTGCCGACATCGTGAAGGGGGTGTGAGATGGCCGCTTTGTACCTCGTAGGTGTGCAAGTGGAAGAGAAGACCAGCGTTCTGGCCGAAGACTTCACCAACAAATTGTCCGCCTTTAATCAGCTGACCCGCGATATCCGCGCTGCTGGTGTCGTGATCAAGCACCTGGTGGTACTCGACAACAAGATTTTTATCGATCAGGACAGTGTCGATCTGTTCTTACAGCGATTTGGGGGTGAACTGCACAGAATCAGTTTCACTCCAGCTGGACGCTGCACCCGCAACACCATGCGTGTACGAGGTGTTGATGTTGCCTGGTACACATCGGTGAAGGAGCAGGACCAATGAGCGAAGTTATTGTTCACGCCTGCTCGACCTTATGTAACCCGGATCTTCTCGATGAGCAGCAGGTCCGCGCCGAACTTAAGCGCATGAACGACGAAATGTTCAGCAAGGACCAGCAAATCATTCAGCTGAAAGAGTACGTCCACAAACTGGGCAGCGCCTTGGTGAAGCTGGCCAAGCTGCAGATAGCCGGGAATTTCTGCGACACCTACAACGAGCTGCAGCGCCTCGCTGCGTTTTACCAGCAACAGCAAAAAGCGGCCCAATCCGCAAGGCAGGTGCATTGATGAGCCAGTCCCTAACATTGGCCATCAAGGCCCTGCGTCATGCGGTCGAGCATGAAAGCCCAACCATGTTTTGGGCTGAGGCGATGGAGCACGTTTCTTTGCTGCTCAAACACATCGACCGGTATGGCCTGTCCGCAGGTGGAATGCCTGCTGACATCACTGAGCCCATGCTTGCTTGGGTCGTCGACCAAGTATTCGACGGCGTGCACGACGATGAAAAGCTCATCCGTAACATCTACCGGCTGATCGCTGCCGATCATGCGGCTTTCAGCGAAACGGAATACGCGAAAACCGCTCCCGCATCACTGCAGAGTGTGCTGGCCGAGCGCATCCGTCAGATTCAAGTTCACTGCTTTTATCCCGAGCAGGATGAAGAGTACGTCAACGGTGATCTCGCGCAAGCCGGCGCTTGCTATGCCATCGAGGCAGCCAAGCAGGCGACTGAAACGGCGGACGCCATGCGTCTCGTCCCTGAAGCATGGCCGTGGATGGCAGCTTCCTGGAGGCCTCACGACCAACGTCGCAACCTGGTTAAAGCTGGTGCCTTGATTCTCGCTGAAATTGACCGACTCGACCGCGCAGCAGCGTTTGCCCAAAAGGAGCAGCCCCATGTCTGACCTCAATATCCCTGCAGGCTTTGTCCGAAATGCGGTGGGTCATTTGGTTCCGGTTGACCAGGTGCGGGAGCATGACAAGTTACGTGATGGCGTTGCTCGCGATCTTGGTGATGAGGCCGAGCAACTCAGTGCGGCTCTGGCACGCTTCAAGAAAAAGGCCCTGGCTGATGTTGCAGACCTGGTTGCTGTGTCCGCTGAACGTTATGGCATAACGCTTGGCGGTCAAAAGGGCAATGTCTCCATCACCACTTACGATGGCGAGTTCAAGATCGAGCGGGCCTACGCGGATCGAGTTGTCTTCACTGAAGAGATCCAAGCCGCAAGGGAGTTGATCAACCAGTGCATCAATGCTTGGTCCGAGGGAGCGAACAGCCACCTGCGGGTGCTGGTCGACCGTGCCTTCAGGGCCAACCGCCAGGGGCAGTTGATGGTGAAAGACGTGCTCAGTCTGTTGCGCGTTGAAATCGACGATCCTGATTGGAAAATGGCCATGAAAGCATTGAAAGACTCCATCCAGGTCAACGGGACCGCCGTGTACATCAGGGTCTACAAGCGCCAAGGCAGCACTGACCAGTATTTGCCTATCAACCTGACGTTGGCGGGGGTGTGATATGGGCGTTCTTACGTCCATGCAGTGGCCCAAAACAAGCCTGTTCGATCTGCTTGAAGATGCTGAAAAGAGCAGTAAGGACACTTTCGATGTTGTGCACCTGGAGCTGGAATCGGGCCAAAGCTTTGTCATTGCCGTGATTCACGGCGATCCAGACCAAGTCGATGGCGTTGCTGAAAAACTGGAAGCGTTGAAGCTTCAATGGCTGGGGCAACCGACATGAGCAAGACATTGATTGAGTTCCAGGACCACCACCAGGACTTCCTCGTGTGGACTGTCGACGAGGCTGGCATCGTCACTGAAAGCTGGCCGTATCAGACCGATGTTTGGGGTGGATTGAAGGTTGTCAACCTCGCAGCCCTGAAAGTTGGTGGGGTGGTCGAATACCTTTGGGAGGGGCGTACAGGCAGCGTGAAGTACCCGGTGCACTCGATCCATCCATTGGTACCGGTCGAAGTTTCAGTTCGCATGAACGGAGATGGCTACGCGACTAGCACCGTGCGCGGCAAGCGCGTGTCTTGCACCCATGATTATGTCTACCCAGTGAAGCGGCTAGCTGAAAAGCTTTTCTATGGTCGGCCCTTTGGCATCGAACGCCTGCCATGTACGCCTACTGGGCGTCTGCACAGCAAATGGCGAATCACTCCTCTGGAAGGTGTTTTATGAGCAATCTCAAAACCTACAAGCTGAAAGACACCTGGAGAGAATGGGAGATCGTTTTGGAGGTTAATCACGATCTGCTCACACCAGAGCGCGCCAGGGAAATCAATGAGTTCTGGACCAGCCCTGATTACCGCCTCGAAGAAGCGGGGCAGGACGCTGTAAAGGCAGTTATCAAGATGGCAGGTGAGCGGCTTGCAAGTTCGTTTCTGGAAATTGGTGGAGGCGTATGTAGAGACGATCATTCCGCCAAGCGCTGGACACGAGAGAACCTCCATGAAATCGAAGGGTGGGGAGGCACTGAACCCGGAGAGCTTTTTGGTTGGTGTGGTATTCGCCTGGTTAGCGCAGACATCGAGGTCAACCTCGACCTTCAATTAGAGGACGAGTGAAATGGATAACAACCGCACACTGGAAAAGATCAAAAAATGCCTGGAGATGGCCAAGTCCAAAACCAGCAATCCTAACGAGGCCGAAATCGCACTGCGTCAGGCCCATAAACTGTTGGAGCTGTACGACCTGGAGATGGGCGATGTGCTTGCCAGCATGGCGGGTGAGTCGCAGGTTCCAGCTGGTTCTGACGGTGAGCCACCGGCCTGGCGAATCCGGTTGGCAAATGTTTGTGCCAGAGCATTCGGAACACACTTAATTTACAGCACACCGGCATGGTCCAGAGCGGTATTCACCTTCATCGGTTGCAGCGCTGCGCCAGAGCTTTCGGGGTACGCATATCAAGTACTTGAGCGCCAGTGCCAGAAAGCTCGACGTGATTACTTGGCTACTCAGAAACGTTGCAAGAGATCCACCAAAATTGCGCGTGGCGATGCCTTTGCCCATGGCTGGATCGACGCTGTGGCCCTCAAAGTAGAAGAGTTTGCGGGTGTTGAAGACGAAATTGCAGAAGCAATCGAGGCTTACATGGCTAAAAACTACCCAGCACTTAAATCGGTTGATTTGAAGCGTCGCAAGCTCAAGTCTCGTGATGAAGGCTCTGCCGATGCCGGGTATCAGGCAGGCAAGTCGGCTCAACTGCACCAGGCGGTGAACCACCAGCCTCGCGCACACTTAACCATGGGAGTTTGAAAATGAACGCCATGGAAACTAAGTACGACACCCTGGTAGTTGAAGGTATGAATAACGAAGTGCCTCGAGTCATTGGTGAGCTGCGTGTGGCGGCGTGGTCTTCAGGACATGCCCTGGACCAAAAGCTCGAACTGGAGAACTTCATTCGTGAATTGTCTTACGGCGACGTTGAAGATCCGCAGCAGGCTGCTATTGAACTGATGGAGCGTCAGAAATGGGCATGACTAGCACGGGGAAGCTTTCAGCCGGTGTACTGGAGTTCCTGGCGATCTGTGATCAATGCAAACGGCCTCGTAACACTGGCAATCACGCTAAGTGCAGCAAGATCCGTCAACGGATTCATGCCGCTCGTAACCAGCAGACCGGCAACGCACGTTCGATGAATGGAGGTGATCAGTGAAAACCGCGCCTTCCAACCCGAATCGTCTGCGCTTGATCAAGCTGATCCACGTCGCCCGTCGAGAACTGCACATGGATGCCGACACATATCGCCTGATGCTGGCTGGCATGAAGGGATTGGACGGCGCAACGTCCACTGCTGATCTGAGTGTTCCAAACCTGCTTAGGGTTTTGGAACAGCTCAAGCAAAAGGGCTTCAAGGTTCGTCCAAACAAGGCAGGAAAGCGACCGTTGGCTGACGATGATCAGTCAAAGAAGATCCGGTCGCTTTGGTTGGCCCTACATGACCTGGGCGAGGTTCGTGATTCGTCCGAAGCCGCTCTGGCCAAGTTTGTACTGAGCATGACACGCGTCTCCGCGCTGCAGTGGCTCAGTACCGCACAGGCGAGCCGGGTGATTGAAAATTTGAAACAGTGGCAATACCGAGTAACCAATAAGGAGGTCGTATGAAAGAGCCCTGTAGCGCTCCTGGAGATCTTCTTCAGGCACTGGCTGGTCACGTGGCCCAGTCTGCGAAGGAGACCCTGGATATCAGCCCTGAACTGGCTGAGGCACACGGCAGTGAAGTGGCCATGTTGATGGCTACTGTTTGGGGAGGCCAGGTGCTTTACATGCCGAAAGGCATTCACCTGCAGGCCTCGAAGCTGCATCAGCAAATCTTTGATGAATGGACGGGCCGAAACCAAAGAGAGATCGCCATGAAACACAACATCTCTCTGGCATTTGTCTACAAAGTCGTTAAGCGGATGCGGCTGGCAGTAATTGCTCGCAATCAGGGCGATCTTTTTCTACCACCAGATGATGTTGTTTGA